AAGAAAATTCTACTTAAATATCTGCCATACTGCAAAAACAAAAATGCTCGCAGCTTAAATGAATTTATTGCAGGGCTTCCTTCTCAGCTTGCTTCGCAGTTTGGTGCGGATTTAAAAGGGCTTAAATTAGCCTACCAGTCGAAAACAAAGGAAGCTGCAAAACAGAAGGAATCACAGGATAAACAAGCTATAACTCAATCAGTACAGGAATTTGAGCAGCAGAATATGGATAAGCTTGAAAAGCCAGGTAAGAAGCTTGCTTTTGACTTTTATAAGTCATTTGGACAATTTAGTCCAGAACAAGCCATGGCTGTATTAGAGCTCACCGACAAGGTTATATCAGCTCATGAGGCTCATAAAACATTAAATCAAGAATTGAATGATGAGAATAATCTTGCAAAATCAAAACTAACTTCGAGTGCAACCTCGTCTTCAACTCCATCTAAAGAAGGTCAGCATGTTTTTACCCGAGCTGAAATTAAAGAGATGCTGAGAACGCCTGCAGGAAGAGAAAAGTTTCTTAATGTTGAGAAGCTTATCTTTGACCAAATGGCAAAGGGATTAATTAAATAGGCAAATTTACTAAAAGAAAGGAAAAATATATTATGTCAGATAATGCTGTTACACAAGGAAAAGCAATGGCAAACTTTATTCCGGAAGTATGGTCAACAAAGATGTCTGCTGTTCTAGATAAATCCGGGGTTATGATGCAGTGCGTCAACAGGGATTATGAGGGAGAAATTTCAAAATCTGGTGATACTGTTCAAATAAGAACTTTCGGAGATGTCACAATCCACACTTACAGCGGAACAATCTCTTCATATGATACACTTACTGATCCTATTCAAACTATGATTGTCGATCAGCAAAAGGCTTTTTACTTCAAAATTGACGATATTGACAAAGCCCAGGCTAATATAGATATAACTAATGGTTATATTGAAAGGGCAAGAGCAGCTATCGACCTTGTTAAGGATTCTTTCCTACTTGGAAAACATGTTGATGTTCCTGCCTCTAATATTGTTGGTTATGAAACTGAACCAGTTATCCTCAACAAAGATACAGTATACAGCAAATTTGTTGATCTTTCCAAAAGGCTAAAGAAAGCCAATGCACTTTCTAACGGTCAAAAACCTTGGGTTGTAATTAATCCAGATATAGAAGCTGTTTTAATTCAGGCCCCTGAATTTATTCACGCAACTCAGCTTGGTGATAAAACACTTAGAGAAGGTTCTATAGGTCGCATTGCCGGTCTTGATGTTCTTGTATGTACAAACCTTGAAGCTACAACCGTTAATACTTCAGACTTTGATGGAGATCTCTATCATGTGCTTGCTGGTACAAATGATGCAATTACATTTGCATCTCAGGTTGTGGAAGTTGAAAAACTCAGAGATCAAAACTCTTTCTCTAACCTTATAAGGGGATTGTATGTTTATGGTGCTAAAACCGTTGTGCCAAATGCACTAGCAAAATTCATCTGCACACTTACATCTTACACACCAAGTTAATGCAAACAGTTCTTTAATACATTCAATGGTCTACTTTATCCGGGGAAAATACTTAACTTTCCCCGGATTTTTAAAAATTCTGGAGATTTTATGAATTCTGATCTTAAATTTCTTAAAGATGCAAATATAGAGCAGCTTATCGAGCAAAAAATTGAAACTGAAATCCAAACTGAAATGGATGAAGCTAAAAAAGAAAAAGAAACGGTGATAATCAAAGATTTTAACGATGTGCCCAAGGGTAAACTCTTTGACAAAAATACTACTTATAAGGTTTTTAATCGTAAAACTAAAAAAGAAACATATATTAATGGTGTTCAGGCTGAAAGCTTTTTAGGACTTAATATTTCAGTTAGAGATGATCTTGAAAGAAAATATATAGATAACTTTACAGTAAATGAATATTATGTGAGATTCCATATATACAGGTGTGAATAGATATGAATTATTTCGAAATAATTAAAAAAGTAGCTGTCTGCCCCGGAATAAATCTTAAAGAGCCTCAGGTCTTTGATACCTCAGATTCACAGATAAAAAAAATTAAAAATGCAGTTAATCAGGCACTAAAGTCAGTCTGCTCTTGTTGGGACTGGAACTTCAGGGTTAAAAAGACAGTATTTGAATCAGTATCCGGATTATCTGAATATAACGGCGTGGGCGGTAATATCTTTAAAGTACTATGTGAAAGAGACATATCTACGCAGTATGAGTTGACTTATAGCAGTGATATAGATATTATGAGCCGATCTGGTATCCCATGCAGCTATAAAATAAGATTTGGGAAAATAGCCCTTTATCCAACACCATCTGAAAGTAAGACTGTAACTGTTTATTATTACACTGACAAGTATGCTTACACGGATGAACAAGTTGAAAAAGAAGAACTTGAGTATGAAACAGACGTTCCATTAATTCCGGAAAAATATCAGGATTTAATAGTTCATAAGGCTGTGCTGAACTATTTCGCAAAGCCTTCAAAAAAAGAATACCCTTATTATCTTGCACAGTATTGTGAAAGATTGAGTCAGGTTAAGCTCGATGATAGAGATTCACTAGGTAATACTCTTTCAATAGAAATTTCAGGCAGATCACAGCTTTTAAAAAGGTTTGGCAGGTAAGATGAATAACTTGATCTTAAAGGACTGGACGGGTGGTATTAGATATACATCTCTTAACCAGTCAGATAAAAATACTTCCTGGTCTGACGCACAGAATGTAGAGTTAAAATCAAACAATGAAGGATCCGGGGTTTGCAGGATGAAAGGTAACCTTAACATAATGAAGAGTTATCTTCCCGATAATACAAAAATTCTTGGTATGTTTGAATATGTAAAAGGCGACGATAGGTATATGGTCGTGAACACTTCAGAAGGTTGTTTTTATGAATTCGATCCTTTGACAGGACTTCTTTCTGATCGTTTAAAATTTGGTCTATCCTCAGCTGCTAAATGCTCTTATGTCAACTTTCAAAACGGTGTAATCGTAAGTAACGGAGTTGATGATCCGTTTCATTATGTTCATGGAGCAGATATACCTATAAATCAGTGTAATGCAGCAAGAAATAATTTACCTATCAGAGGTCAGGCTGTTGCAGAGTATCACGACAGACTTTTTATTGGTGTTGGTGGGACTTTGTATTTTTCTGCTTTAGGAACATACAACGATTGGACAACCTCTGAAGATGCAGGATATATTGCAAATTTTCACAATTCGAGAGCATCTATCCTTGCCATTAAAAAATACGGTGAATACCTTGCTATACACAAGGACGGATTTACTTTTTTACTTTCAGGAACTTGTCCGGATGACTTTTCTATTAGTCCTTTTACGGATAAAGGCAGCTCATCAAGTTTTGGAGTTGCCAATGCGGATGGAAAACAGTTCTTTTTTGACAATGGAGTTTATTATCTCGGCTATAATTCGCTTATGCAGTATAAACTGAGTGACGAATTGACACCATTCATTAAATCTGACCTTGCAAGCATTGACAAATCAAAAATCAGGAATATAATTACCCTCCACCACTCGAAAAAGAATCAGGTGTGGTTCTTTATGAACTATCTCAACCTTGCAGGCTTCACTGTATGTTGGATATATGATCTTATTAATAAATGCTGGTTTAAAAGGGTTCAACAGGAGGTACTTTGTGCCTGCATATTTAACGATGAAATCTATACGGGAACGGCGGATGGAAAGATTCTTCTTGAGAATTACGGTAACACCTTTGATGAAGAACCAATTGAATTTTTCTTTGATACACCGTATTTTAATTTCGGTATTTCTTCCAAGCAAAAGAGTGTAGAAGAGCTGAATATTCTTTTCGATATTGAATGTGTTAATAAATTTCTGCTCGAATACAAATATAACGATGACGATAGATTGCAAGACACAGAATTAGTTGATCAGCTCGATCCTGACACTCTCATATGGGATAGTGACTCTCAAGGGCTCTGGGATAGTTATTATTTTAGTGTTAGTACCTGTACTCCTGTCTCATTTTTTCCTCCCGGAACTTTCAGAAGCCTTCAGTTAAGTTTTAAAGGATCAAGTATTGATGAAAACTTCAGTATCTCAGGTATAGAATTTTTAAACATTGAAATGGAGGACTAATGTATAGCTATTTAACAGTCATACCAAATATAAATCCTTTTATTGACAACTGTGTCATTCCAAAGATAAAAACCCTGCTTAATAAATATCAGAATGTACTGACTGATGATTACGGCTCTGAGACTTTTGAAGAGTTTTTGAAGAGGGTATTCCCTCATCTCTATGCAGGATTTAAAGACGGAGAATTTGTCGGTTTTGTCTATTTAACAGATTGGAAGGGTGGAAATAACAGATATCATTCATGTACATTAACTTTATGTATAGAAAAAAAATTCTGGGGAAAAACAGCAAGAGAAATAAGTAGAATTTTTGTAGACAAAATCTTCAAACATTACGGTTTATACAAGCTGAAGGGAATGGTTTTTGAGAATAATAGAAATGTAGGAAATTTTCTTTTTTCTCTAGGCTTTAAAAAAGAGGCACTCTTGAAAGGGGAAACATTTAAAAATAGTAAACCAACGAATATGATTGTTTATAGCTTATTAAAAGATGATTTTATCGGATAAATTATACAGGAGAAATTATTATGGGTAAAAATGACAGCGTTGAAGTTCCAACTGTACCGGATTTTACACCTTCTACTATTAAATACGGCGATACGGTGATTGCACAAACTTACAAAGATGCTAACGGAAATGTCGTTACAGAATATCTACAGAGCGAAGAGGACAAGGCTCTTAAAGAATGGAGACAGTCTCAGATAAGTGAGCTTGAACCAAACATAAACGTGTTTTCTGATGAATTGCTTCAACAATGGGAAGATATAGCTACTGCCAAGGAAAACCAGTCTGTTGAACAGTTCAATGCTTTATGGGATCCTATTGCAAAGTCAACAAGAGAGGATTTATGGTCAAGAGGGCTCGCTGACTCAAGTATTGCTGCTGACGTACAAAAAAATCAGGATGAAGTTAAAGCTGATGCACTTGAAAGCATTGCAAATGATTATACTGCCGAATTACAAGACCTTGAAAACAATGAGCTTTCCAACAGGTATGCATACCTTTATTACCTGAATGATGGACTTGAAAATATGACACAGGATGCATTTACTGCTATGACAACAGGTTTATTAAGCAGTAATACTACAAATAGTAATAATATAGACACATGGAAAACATTACTTAATCAATATAACTATGAACAGTCAAATTCAAGTGGTTCTAGCTGGTTTTATCCTTTATTTTAATAGTTTTGGGGTTTTTTATGCAAAATACTGAAATTTACAAGTTTTTTCCTAACATCGGCATTCAAAATATAAATATAAGAAAGCTTAATAAAAATTTTGAATCATTGAGCACGGATTCTATTCATTTTAGTATATATGAAGATCATACAATTTCAACAGGAAGTAAAGGTTTCATCTATATTCCATGCAATATATGGATTAATGGATGGGTTGTTGGTGCTTTCAATACAGCTTCATTAGTAATTGACTTAAGAAAATGCTCTAGTCAGGACTATCCTAATACCACTTCATTTGTTGGAAGTAACAAAATAATACTGTCAAATGTGTCTTTTTCTGAAAATAGCAGTCTCTCTGACTGGGATAATTATCTCGAAGAAGGGAACTGGCTTGAAGTATTTGTTGAGAGTGCTCTTGGTACAAGTAAAGCAGACATAATTCTTAAAATTAACAGATAAATCCTAATAAAAAGGAGATTATATGAAATTTATACTTAAATTGTTATTCAATAAATATATAGAAGGTTATTCTAAAATTGCAGTTCAATATGTTGAAGATTCCTGCCTGGAACTCAAAGGTTCTGAAAAAAAAGAAAAAGCTATTGAATTTATTGTAAAAAGATTAAGAATACCTTTATTTTTTAAAAAATTACCTATTATTAATGCTTTTTTATGCAGACATTTAAACCAAATTCAGGTTTTAATAGCCAATATTTTAAGTGATGAAATTGACTACTTTATTGATACTCGTGTCAAAGAACTTAAAAATAAATCTGCTTAA